CTGTGGCCTGAAAAGATTGACTGGCATGGTTCCGTCAAATGAGCCTAAAATACTGGCATTCGACAAGCACCTCGGGTTCGAGGAAGAGTTCGTCATGAAAGACGGTGCCCCCGGTGCCGACATGCACATTTTGGTAATGCGGCCTGACACCTGTCGGTGGCTGCGCAAGGAGTAAATCATGGGCGGTAAATCGCAACCAGCACCCGACTACGGGCCAATGCAGCAGCTTGGCCGGGAACAGCTCGACTTTGCCAAGATGCAGTACGCTGAAATGAAGCCTTTGGCGCAAGGTATTGCTAATCAACAGATAGCAGCGCAACAACAGCAAATGCAGCAGGCAAAGGAATACTACGACTACAACGTAAATACGTTCCGACCGCTTGAGCAGGGGCTGGTCAGGGACGCGGAGAATTTTAATACTGAGGCTTACCGGTCGCAGATGGCACAAAGAGCAGCCGCTGATGTGCAGCAAGCGTTCCAAGGTGCTCAGGGCCAAAGCAATCGTGAGATGGCTCGCCGTGGTATCAACCCCAACTCGGGCGCTGCCATTTCAAACATGAACGCCAACGCACTGCGACTGGCTTCTGCTAGTGCTGGTGCCCAAACCAGTGCGCGAAGCCAAGCTGAGCAGATGGGCTATGCACGTCGCCTCGAAGTTACAGGCCTTGGCCGTGGTCTTGCTGGTGCCGCAAATGCTGCTTATGGAGGCGCTACTAGCGCAGGGTCTGCGGGCCTCAACACCTCAATGGCTCCGGGCGGTCAGTACATGCAGGGTATGGGTCAGGCTGGCCAGACGTACGGCGGTATTCTTAGCAACCAAGTAAGCCAATTTAACGCTGGCCAAGCAGCCGAAGCTGAAGTCACCGGTGCTTTGGTGGGCGCTGGTACAACAGCCGCACTCAAGTTCTCTGACCGCCGCCTCAAGGAAAACATTGAGCTGGTTGGTCGTGATGAGCGCACAATGCTGCCACTGTATGAGTTCGAGTACATCAACGGTTCAGGTCGCCGTTTCTTGGGTGTCATGGCAGACGACGTCGAGCAGAAATTCCCTGACATGGTCTTTGACATGCCAGACGGCTACAAGGCAGTCAACTACGCCGGTCTCGGCATCGAAATGGTGGAGGTTTAATCATGGGATTCGCAGCAGGCTTTCAAGTAGGTGCTTCCGCCGTCGAGCGCGGTCTCAAGATGCGCGAGGAAGATCAGGAACGCAAACGTCTGCGCGAAGCCATGGGGCTCACACCCCAAGAGATTGCGCCTCGTCCAGCTACCCAAGATGAGCTAGGTCGCGCACAGGCTTACACACAATCAATTGCCGACCAAGACGCAAGAGATTTTGCCACAGTGGACTCGGTACAAAACCGTACAGGTCTTTTTTCGAGCAACCCTGCGGAAAGACCCTTAGATGCTTCAGTCGCTCCTCAGATGCCCTATGTAGGCCAGAGCGTTGGAGGCACCCAGTATGGCCTTGGCGGTCAGACTTTTAGCCGCATGCCAACGCAGCAGGAAATTGATACCGCTCGTTATGCTGCCGCTGCCAATGTGATCGCCGAGCGTGACCCTGTGGCTGCAATGCGTATGCGCCGTGAGATGGACGAGCAGGCGTATCAAGCCCGCATTCGCCCTGAGCAAGAAGCACAAATGCAGCGGCAAGGTCTTTTGACAGAAGGCCAAATTACTGAGATGAACCGCAACCAAGTGCGGACAAAGAAACTTGAGGATGTCGACACTGAAGTTGGTAAGTGGCAGGCTAACAGGCTTATTGACCCAGCTACTAATGAGCCTCGCCAACCTACGATGGATGACAACATCGCGGCGCTGCAGTACCGCGCAACAGCTTTGCAAAAAGCCGGTCTTGCCAAAGAAGCTACAGAGTCTCTGAAGGATTACCAAGGCTTTGCGGTCAACCAGATCAAGCTCGATGAGACGCAACGTAACTCTCAACTGGGCGCTGTGGCAGCTGCCATCGCTGCGGGCGACCTTACTCCTGCTGTAGCGTTTTATGACCGATACGTGTTAGACGGCGCAAAAGTAACGGGCATGAAGACTGACCCCAAGACAGGTGCCATTACAGTTTCTCGTGTGCGAGACGATGGTGAACCCATGCCTGACAAGGTAATTAAGGGTGGCGCAAACGAGTTGCTCGCTGCGCTGAACTCGTTCAAAGACCCTATGGCGTTGTACAACTATAGCCAGAACGAATTTAAGAACAATCTGGACTTGAAACGGTTTAACCTGCAAGAACGTACTGAAAAGCGTCAAGCTGAGCAGGACAAAACTAGCCCGCTCGAAAAAAATGTGGCGGGCCTCAAACGTCTGGGGGTCAACGTAACCCCCGCCATGATTGAGTCGCTGGGCGGGTTAGACAAAGCTGACTCCCCACGGCTCAAGGCACAACTGGATGTAATTACGTCCGCTGTCAAGGAAGGTACGCTAAAAGCAGAAGAAGGCCTTGCGCGAGTCGATAAAGTGTTTGCAGATTTTGGCAAGACCAAACAGGCCTCCCGTGACCAGACTGAAATCGTAAGCGGCATCAAGGACGAAGCCAAAAAAGGTAACCTGCCACAGCTTGTCACGTACCTCAAGACTGAACTTGGCTACACAGACGCAGCATTGGCTCCCTTGTTTGTTGAGGCCGGAGTGAAGATGCCCGCAAGTGCTGCTGCTGCGCCTTCGGCCACGCAGTCACAGCCGACCAGAGGCCTTACAAATGGTGCACAGCCAGTGCCGTATGTTCCACCAGCAGGTAGTCGTGCAGCCAAAGCGCTAGAAGCACGAGAGCAGGTTGTAGCTACACAGGCCGAGAGTGCGCGTCTTGCATCACAAGCACAACGCATACTGGCTACGGAGTTCGCATCTGACGCAAAGGCGCTTACCCCTGTAGAGTTAAGTCGCAAATACAATAGCGTACGCACGCAATTACCTAGAGACCAAGCAATTGAACTCCAAGCCATAGAGCGCAACATCCGGTAAACTAGGGCCAACGCGGCGCTATATAAGGACACATCATGGGCATTCTCGACGGTTACTACGGCAAGGGTAGTGCAGGTACTAGCAGTGGTGAACCCACCGAGAACAAGTTTGACCCTACAAGATACAGCCGCCTCAAGCCTTTGTCGTACTATGCGCCAGCTACGCCAGAGCCCACAGAGCGCCCCAACGCCCCCGGACTCATGTCTGATATACGGCGTGCGTCTGGGCAATTCGTGTCTGGTGCTGGTTCTACGCTGCGTGACCTTGGTGCTGAAGGCGTAGGCGGTGCAGTCGAGCAGTATGGTGCTGACGTTGTACGACGTAACCCCAGCGAGATTCAGACGTTTGACGATGTTCTGTCCCGCCCCTTTACAACTGCACGAGAAGCTGTCGGCGAAGTAGCCCCGCAAGTGGGCTTGGCCTTGGGTGGTCGTGCACTGGGTGCTATTGGCGGTGGCCTCGTCGCTGGCCCTATTGGCGCTGCTGTTGGTGGCTTTGTCGGTGGCCTCCTCCCTACTGCAGTGCAGACATACGGTGGCGTTCGCACGGGACAGCGTGAACAAGGCATTGACGAGCGTGGTCGCGCACTGGCAGTTACCATCCCTGCGGCGCTGCTGGAACGTTTCGGTGGTGCTGAACGTGTAGCCCTGCGTGTGGCTGGCGAAGGCACCGAGTTCCTCGCCCGTGCAGCTGGCACAGGCTTTACAAAGAACGCTGCTAAACAGTTTGTCCGTGGTGGTTTGGAAGAAGCCATTACTGAGTTGCCGCAGACTGGTCTGGAGCGCTACGGTGTTACCGGACAGACTGCTGATCTGACAAGCCCAGAGGCCTTGAACGAGTACGGTGTTGCAGGTGCTAAGGGCTTCTTGGGCGGCGGCACTGTGCGTGCTGGCTTGTCTACGCTCGCCGGTACGCGCCCAGCAGAGCCCACAGTCACCATCCAGCCAGACGGCACCATCACCTCAGACCAGCCCTCCACAGGCGCAGAAGGCGAAACCGACCTGACTGGTGGCAGCAACGTCTTGATGACTCCCCAGCAAGCTGCCCAGCGCTTGCAAGACATTCAGAGTCGTCGCCCAGCACCACTGGGCGACGAAGCATTTACACCAGTATCCGAGATTGATTTGGCACAGTCTGCTGGACGCCCAGTCACTGGTGAACTCACAGACATGCAGCGTTTGGCATTGGCTGGCCCTAACGCACCGCGCCCGGTCACAGGTGGCGCAGCTGGCCTAACACCCATGCAGCGTGAAGCTCTGCTCGGCCCACAGATACCGGGCATGACCCCAATGCGGCAAGCTGCGCTTGAAGGGCCCACCAATGTTCCGCAGCCAATCACAGGTGGCGCAGCCGCGCTTACACCGCTGCAACAACAGGCACTTCGTGGCCCACAGACTGCGCCGAGTCCAGTGTCGGGTGAGTTGACCCCCGGCCAACAGGCCGCTCTCGCTGGCCCTGATATTCCACGCCCAGTGTCGGGTGAACTGACGCCTGCTCAACAGGCCGCTCTTGCTGGTCCAGATGTACCACGCCCAGTGTCGGGTGAACTGACGCCTGCGCAACAAGCTGCTCTTGCTGGTCCTGACATCTCTCGGTCGGCATTGCCCACAGTCCCTGCTGGTGTCACCCTGACTGCCGACGAGAACCGTATCGTTAAGCAGGCCAACGCCATCTTCGGTATTGCTGAGACTGACGCAGAACGCGCAAGTATTTCCGCCGTAGTCCAGCGCACAATCGACCGCGCAGCTCAACGCAGCGGCACCCCCGTTACTCCTGTCGGCGCTCCAACTGCAGTTGCCGCCGCTTTGCCCGCTGCACAACCTGCAGCGGGTGTTTCTTCTACCGCAACTACCGGAGAACCCAGTGGCACTCAAGCCCCTCAAGCCGTCAAAGCAGAAACGCAGCGAGCGAAAGCACCAGCAGCCCCTGCAGCCCAAGTCGTAGAAGAAGATGATGCGAGTGCGCAGAAAACTATTGACGAGCTGGGTCTCCGCCCAATTCTAGGTGGTGCCGCTGAGAATCTTAACGCTTCTGTCCAAGGCGGACGCATTAACGTCGGCGGTCGTCCCACGTTTGCAGCCAAAGTTCTTGGTGCAGCCCGCGATGCGTTCCTGACTGGCAAAAAGAGCCGTGACGAGCAGGGTGGCAAACTGGCGCAAGCCGCTCGCGCCTTTGGCGAAGCCTACGGCAAGTACCTGAACGCCGCTGGCAACATGGTGCCGTCCGAGAGCCGCACCACGCTCAAGTCCACCAAGAAATTCCCACAAAAAGGAGAACAGGCACAAGCTGAGGCCCGCGCAGGTGAGAGCGTTGCCAACGTCGAGAAGTCTTGGCGCGATGTGCAAACCGCATTGACTGCGCTAGGTCAAGCCGCTGGCAACTCGGCCAAGAACGTCGAAGCTCTGATCCGCCTGAACAAAGACAAGATCGCTGCCCGCAAAGCGGAACTCGACCGTGAACTTGGAACCCTTGGCGAGATGCAGGATGATACCGAGCGCGAGAGCAATGTCACCATAGACGAAGAGATGGGTGCCCGTGCTGCTGAAATCGCGGCAGAAATCAAAGCCCTTGAAAAGCTCGACCTCGGCCTGTCGCAAGGCTGGGCCGCTGCTAAACGTGGTACGTTCCGCACTGGCAAAGACGTTCTGGATGTTCGTGGCGGCGAAGTCCGCACGTCAAAAGAAGAACAGCAACAAGGCTTCGAGCAGCCGCTGGAGCGTGCTGCCAAGTACGGCTACGCGGTCAACAAGTACACCAAGGCCGACACTGGCTTCCAAGGCGTGCTGAACTACATCCGCAGCAGTGGCACACCGTTCGAGCGCATGATTGCCAAGGCCGTGTCCGAAGTTTTCAAGAACACTAAGAACCCACCGAAGGTTGTCTTCGCCGAGGGTAAGTCACAGTTCAATCCAAAGAACAACACGGTGACCATGTCACCTACAGCTTCTCCAGAAGTTGCGTTGCATGAGGCGTTGCATGCCGCCTTGCAATGGTTTGTGCACAGCAACCCAAAAGACCCGGTTGTTCGTCAGTTGCTTAAAGCGGTGAATCAAGTTGTAAAGTACGACACTGCCAAACTCAGCGAGAAAGCCGCTGAAGTGCAGAAGGTGCTGGCCGATCTGGTCGCAGGTAAACGCGAACTGGACGCTGTGCTGGAACTGATTTCCTATGGCAACACGCTGGTCGAGTTCCGCAAGGCGTTGGAAGCTATGCCATCCAAAGGTACTCCCACGTCATTCGTGCAAGCTGCCAAGGACGTCTGGAACATGATACTGGCTACCGTGCGCCGCATGTTGGGTGTCAAGGACTCAGTAGCCAGCGACGTGCTCATGGGCAGCTTCCGCTTGCTTCAGCAGGCCGCTGAAACCCAGCAGACTGGAAAAGCCACCGGCAAAATCCTAAAAGCTACAGTGCAGTCTATCGACCCCACGACCGCGCCGACGATCGACGCTGCTGCGCAGCAGGTCGGCTTTGCTGACGCCACTGCATTCGCCAACGGTCCCGGTAAGTTCAAGACACCCACACAGCTTGTGTTTGAGCTCGTTGGCCTTGGTCGCGTCAATGGCAAAGACCTGCCGCTTACAGCAAGCATTGCAAAGAACGGCGCGAAGCTGGCGAACTACATCCGCAAGGAAGTGCCGACGCTTGAGCGCGTCATCATGCAGTTTAACTCGAACTTTAGCAACTCTCCTGTCACTGTGGCAGCGATTGACAACTACAAGTTCTTGGCCCAGACTGGCCATTTGCAGATGGAGAAGATTGCAACCACCATCGCTGCTCGTCCTGAGCTGCGTGAGCCATTCTTGGACTACATGGACGGCAACACTAAAGCGTTTGCTGGCATCGAGAACGCCTCTGGGTTCAAGGCCATTGCTGACAACCTCAAAGGCTTGATGCAGCAGTACATCAGCACACTGCCTGCGAACTCCAAAGAGCGCCGTGCCTTTGAGAGCATGCCGTTCACGCAGTACATCATCAACCCCACCAGCATCAGTCAGGTCGCAGGCTCTACGCTCAGCGCTGGCAAGATCGCCAGTATGGTCGGCGTGAAGACACAGCAGCATCAGTCGCTCGAAGCGTTCGAGCAGTTCCTCGATACCACAGAGGGTATTGTCGACCAAGACCAACTGCTCTATCAGTTGTTTGAAGACAAGCTCGGCAAAAAGGGACTGCCCGCTGGCTTTATTTCTAAAGCGCAGTATGACAAAACCGGCGTTACACCTTCAGGTACAGCAGTTGACTCCAAGTCCAAACGCATCTGGAAGTTCTCAAAGTACGACACCGACAAAGGCAACTTTGAATTCTCATCCAGCATTACCACGCGGGATGCTTTGAAAAACCTGAAGAGCGAAGACCTTGCACTGGCGCTGGTCAACACCACGGCTGCGCTGGCTCACGCGCATGCTGCCACAACGTACTTCGGCAACCTTGCTTCTATTGGTCGTGAGGGTGATAAGCCTACAGCAGAAGCCGTTGCCTTTGACAGTGTCGACGAGATTAACGAAGTGTTTGGCGATCGCAAGCTCGAACTCAACAACGTGCTGCAGGTATCTGACGAGGCTTCCAAGTCGCAGTCTCTGCGCTGGCAAACACAGCGCACTGGCACATGGGTGCAGCTGCCACAAGGCACAACCTACGGAGCTCTTGCTGGGAAGATCATCCCGGGCCCTGTGTGGAATGCCATGATCGACATGCACGATCGCTCGCCAGCGGTTAACTTCAAGTCGTTCAACGAACTGATGGCGTTTTTCAAGCAGTCCAAGACTGTCCTGAACCCCGGCACGCACGTCACCAACGTATTGTCAAACGTCGCGCTGTTGATTCTTCACGGCATCCGCCTCGGCACGCTCAAACGCGCTGCAGGTATGTACGCCAACTTCGAGCGCAACCCTGATTCAATGACCGACGCTGATCGCGCACTGATGCAAGCGTTCTTTAACTCTGGTGCTGTGCTTGGCCAGTTCACAAACTCTGAGCTCAAGGGCAGCGTTTACGACCGCCTGTCTGAGTCCATCACCCCCACCAGCGACCAGTCATACATTAAGCGCATGACCTCTATGGCAGCGTTTGAGCAGACCAAAGCCAAGTTGACAGGTTGGAAAGACAACGCTGTAGAGATATACGCAGCAGAAGACAACGTGTTCCGCTTTGCCGCGTTCTTAGAAACCGCTGGCAACGTACAGTTGCGCGACGGCACCAAACAACTCGACGCCAAGCAACTTGAAGAAATCGGTCTGGCCTCTCGCAAAATGTTCTTGGACTACGACATCGACGCTCGTGCTATCCGCGCTGCTCGGCAGACATTCCTACCGTTTGTGTCGTGGTCGTACGCGATCATGCCAGTGCTCGGTCGTATCGCCGTTACCAAGCCTTGGGCCATTGTTAACATGATGGCATCGGTGATGCTGATGCAAGCTGCGCTGGGTGGGGAAGAAGATGATGAGCTGCGCAAGAAAGGGCCAGACTATTTGCGTGAGCGTTCGCTGTTTGGCCTCGGCCCATACATGCACATGCGCATCCCATTTGTTGGTGATGACCAGAACCCAACCTACCTCAACGTCGGCAAGTATCTCCCGTTCCTGTCGCTGTTCCAGCCTGCGCCGGGTGAGTCTCCATTTGCAGGTCAGTCGTGGTTGCCCGGTTTCGCCAGTCCCGGTGGTCCACTGGTCACGCTTATCTCCGCCATGAACGGATACGACCCCTTCACAGGCAAGCCCATGCACGCCCCCACAGACACAGAGTGGGATAAGCTGGTGAATACAGGCAAGGCTGCATACAACACAATGGCACCGCCAGTTGTTACGACCAAGTTCTGGGATCAGATCGGTCAGCTGAAGGACGGTGCCATGGGCCCCACAGGTGTCGAAAAGAGCTCTATGTTCTTGGCACGCACACTGGGTGGACTTGGCCTGTACCAGTTCAACGTCGACGAGGCTGCGTTCTACAAGAGCAAAGAGCTCAAGGACATCAAGAAGGACTACAAGGCTGCAATGACCAAGGCCAAGCGTGAGGAGTACCGCAAAGGCTACCCCGACTACGAGGCACTGGACAGAGAGCTCGACGACCTGCGAGATCGTATGCAACAAGCGTTGGCGAAAGCCAGAGGAGAAGAGTGATGGCAAAGACACCAGCGTGGACACGCAAAGAAGGCAAGTCCGAAAAGGGCGGGCTCAACGCCAAGGGGCGTGCGTCTTACAACAAGGCGAACCCCGGCAAGCCGGGGCTCAAGGCTCCTCAACCCGAGGGTGGCCCACGACGCGACTCGTTCTGTGCCCGCATGGAGGGTATGAAAGAGAAGCTGACCAGCGCCAAGACCGCCAAAGACCCCAACAGCCGCATCAACAAATCGCTTCGTGCATGGAAGTGCTGACATGGCTACCAAGCCCAAATCCACAGTCAACGCCGCTGGCAACTACACCAAGCCCGAGATGCGCAAGCGGATCGTGTCGCAAGTGAAAGCTGCTGCAACCCAAGGCACTGGTGCTGGCCAATGGTCAGCTCGCAAGGCACAGCTTGTAGCTAAGAAATACAAGGCCGCTGGCGGGGGGTACAGAGATTGAAAGCCCCTCAAAAATCCCTCAAAAACTGGACTGACCAGAACTGGAGAACCAAAAGTGGAAAACGATCATCTGACACGGGCGAAAGGTATCTACCTGAGTCTGCAATTAAAAGTCTTAGCCCTGCTGAGTATGCTGCAACAACGCGTGCGAAACGCGCTGGCAAAGCTGCGGGGAAACAGTTTGTAGCTCAACCCAAAAAGATAGCTGCAAAAACCGCGAAGCACCGTTAACCCCAACTGGAGAATCCCATGATGTACGGTAAAAAGATGATGGCCCCCGCAGGCAAAAAAGCTGCTCCCTTCAAACCCTGCAAAGGTTGCCCTAGCCCCGCCAAGTGCGCGAAGGCTGGCGTCTGCGCCATGAAAGCAAAGGCGAAGTAATTACTTCATCCGGGCCGACTTGGTCCGGGCAAAGGAGCGGTTTTCGGACTTGGGCACTGCACGCAGATTGCCTGATCCGTTGCCGCCGCCTTTGGCAATAGGCGTCTTGTGGTCGACGTCCTTGCCGTCACCCTTGGACACCACACCCTTCTTTTCCATCTCAGAGCGGGCAGCGTTGCGCTTTGCACGGTTGGCAATTTGGTCGGGTTTGCCTTGGTAGTTGGCGTACTCTTTCTTGTAGTCGCGTGGCATGGTTGTTCCTCAGTAAAGGTTGTTCAGCACAGGGGGCTTGTAGTTGGGCCCTTTCGCTATTTTCCCATGTTCGTTGAACACAGGCTCGCCGTTCTCGTTGTACTTTGACCAGTTGCTGCGGTTCACGGCGTCGACTGCATCGGTCATCTTCATGCTGGCACAGTGACCAACACCCACAGAAGTAACGATCTGATCGGCCAGCGAGTCCAGCATCTCTTTGCGATCGCAGATGACAGCGTGCTCTTGCCCGCTTTTGAGGCGGTCAGCCAGCAGCTTGATCTCGTAGCGCAGGTTGTTCCATGTGCCGTCAAACTGCACGCAGTCCAGCATCTCCACAAACTCTTCCACGTGGCATCCCATCTGAATATCCAGTTCGCGGGCGGTGGGGTCAGGCCGACCCCTACGGTGCCACAACTCGATCGAATCAATGCTCATGCGTTTCCCCTGTTTGAAATCCATGCCCAGTAGTGAGCGTCGTGCCTGTACCCGTGACAGGCGTGCAACGCCTGTCCATATTCGTTATGACCCGGAGTCCCCGCGTTCGCAGCGAGGGCTTTGATTCTGGCAATGCTAACTTCGTAGGGCTCGTCTAGCTCCCAAGGAGTGCCATACACGTTCATGCAACTGCTCCTAGTACTGCAAGGGCGATCTTACTCTGTGCACGCGCCATTGTGCCCGTCAGGCTGTCGATGAAACGTGGGTGATTCAGGTTCACAACCAGACACTGCATCTGACCCGGCGCATGCTTGGGGCAACCCTTGAACATGGTCACGCGCTCACGGCGGCGAATCAGGGCGCTCTCATCTTCCAGTTCCCGCTCAACGCGGTCAAGCCCGTCACGCTTGGTCTTGAGCCACTGGCGAAAGCGGTCTGCGTTGATGTAGACCAAGCTCCCCGGCATCACGGGTGTCTTGTCGTCGTACACAATCTTGACCCGGGCCACCGCACGCTCAGGTGCTGGCATAGTGACTTGCTCCACGCCTGAGCCGTACTTCTCTTTGCACTCCACCAACTGGTCGTTATGCTCAGCGAGGAACTGGCCCACGGTGTCGAACACATCAATTTTGTTGTCGATGGCAGACTGGCGTGTCTTCTTGACATGCTCGATCAAGTACTCAACAGTAGCCTTCACATCAAACGGGAACAAGCCCAGCTTGGCACCGATGGTGCCCATGCCCCACGAAGAGATGATGGCTGTGCGGTAAAAGCGTTCCTGCGGCTCGAAGGTAAACCCAAAAGTCTTGTCGAACGATCGCTCTGCCCACTCCCACGCCTTCTTCTGCCCACCGTTGTCCAGCACAAACTGCACCAGCTCAGGGAATGCCCAGCCGTTGTTCTCAGCCATGAGGTCGAAGAACTCATAGCCATCGCTCTTGCCATCGGGCCTTGTAGCGACGAACGTGCGGTCATGCTGGGGTAGCTCTAGGCATCGTGCTTTAAGCGGCTCGTTGCCCGCCTGCGCGGCCTCAAACTTCTGATGCAGCGATATGTTGGATGAACCTATCGTCGGGCCGTCCCACGTTGCAGGGTCACGCAGCTCGCGGTCTTTGGTCATGGACATCTTCTCACGCCCCATGCTCAACTGGTACGCCATGTCAGCCATGTCTTTGTCGTCAGCTGCAGTCAACTCGTCAATACAGCACGGCAAGTTGTTGAACACACCGCGCTGCTTGTACAGCGCGTTCATGGTGTCCTTCTGGTTTAGAAACAGCGGCTTAGGGCTACCGATCAAGCTGTTGGCCGCAATGAGCGACAAGGTCTTTCCTGTGGTCGTCTCTGGTGAGTAAATTGACACCAAGATGGAAGCGTTCCCAGCCACAGGCCCAATGATGCCAGTCAACGCCAACAAGACAGCTGAGCGCATCGTGTCGGTACCCGGACGGTTCAGCATCTCCATGCCTTTGATCCAGTCCTCTCTGGTGCCGTGTGGTCCGATGAGGTCTGCAAAGTGTGCTGCTGGTCCACGCAGGCGTGTGTCTGTCGCGCCGTGAGGAGCACCAAGGAGTGCGGCACCGCACATAAACGAGCCGTCTTTTTGCCAGCCAAAGCTGACGAAGTCTTGACCTGTTGGTGCTTGCTTTTGCACCATTGATAAGTAATCCATTAAGTAGCCTCTCAGTTTTTCTTGTTGGGGAATGCTCTTCACAAAGACCTGACGATTCAGCAAGAACGTGCTGAAGTCTTTGCCGATGGAAGCGAGCACTGCAATGTCGTGCTCTGTCTCTTTCCAGCCTGTCATGGGGTACTTGACCAGCAGCTTGAATGCAGCCTTGCCGCTCTCGTTGTCGTTGTACACACCAGTGATGTGCATCTCGTACTGGCTCACGTGCTCCAGCTCGATAACCTCTTGCGCCACGTCGTTACCATTGGCATCCTTCGTGACGACTTCGATCTTCACCTCGCGGTAAATCTGATTGTTCTGCACCACGTAAGTGGGCGGCAGCGTCATCACAACTTCTTCACCAGCCTCTGTCTCAATGGCAACCTCAGTCACCACGGACAACTGTGCAGGGCTTGTGATCTTGCCACGGCTCGGGCATCCTTCGCAGCCCTTAGAGCACAGCTGCTCAAACTTGGCGCAGGTCGTTGGGCCTGTACCGTTCCAGCCATTGATCTTGTCGAGGCTGCTGTTGAGGTCAAAGTCTTTGTGCTTACCCGCGAGCTTGATGACAGCTTCGCTTACATCGGTGCAGTGCTTGGCCAGACCTAACGAAGCACGCCATAGTGGCTCAGGTACATCGCGGCCAGCGGCATCGAGAACGCCGCCAGAATTAACAAGAGCTTTGACTTGGTTGCATCGCTCAGCCACTGCGTCGAGGACGACATCGTTGCTACTGAGCACGGCAGCGAGTATTGAGGACTTGGGCTTGCCTGCACGTGGCGTAAGTGGGTTGGGTGATAGTTTGGCAACCTTGCCGAACCACGGCTTGAGCGTTGTGAAGAGCGCAGCAGCATCGTAGTCTGGGCAGTCCGCAACACACCGGACGTCCTTCCATGGTTGCTGTTTCTTGTGGTGCGTGCCAACGGGGCGGAGCACCATGGATGGGTCGTGAATTTTTGTGGTGTCGATCTCAACGCCGTTCTCCTCAAGCGCGATGCGCAGTGCTGTGGATGCCTTGACCCAGTGGTCTTTTTTCACGTTGTCGGTAAGTGGCCAATAGCAGTGGATGCCGTTGCCTGATGAGATGACCATTGGCATTGGCATGCCAATTGCTTTGAGCGCTGTGACCATAGCGGCCCAGCCCTCTTTTTGTGTCTGGTACGGCTTGTCAGCACCGATGTCGAGGTCAAGGGCAAGTGCCCTGAACCATGTTGCATGCGCCTGTGTGCGATACCACTTTTGCTTGTTGTTGTCATCGGTGTATGCGTGCCCAGCAAACGCACCGACTGTGTAGTAGACCGTAGTGTTGGGCTCTGTGTCCCACTGATTGATAGCTGCGACGGCGCTGTCGATGTCTGCGAACGAGCCTCTATTCCAGAAGAACCCACGTGGATTCTTGCCAGATGGATCAGGCTTGTGGGTGCAGATAACGAGTTCGTCTGTCTGGGCAAAAACGCGAGTAAGAAAGTGTTTGGTGTCCAAAATATGCCCCTAGATGAAAAACCCCGGCCTAAGCCGGGGAGCCCTAAATGAGCTGTGATTCTATTACTCGTCGAACAGACTGTCGAGCTTCGCAGCCAATTCATCCGACGCTTTTACTGGGGCAACTGTGGGCTTAGCCTTGGGTTGCGCGGAAACAACAGGCGCTGGTGCTGAAGACTCTTCCTCGTAGGCATCGTCCACTGCAGGTGCGGCGATCGCAGTCTGTGTTTTTGGTGCAGCCAGCGCAGGGCCAGCAGCGGTTGGGGCCATTTGACGAGTCGCCACTTTGACAGGGTCACTTGCCAACAAGTTATCCACACGGCCAATAGCTTTCTCTGGCACATAGCCCTTCTGCTTGAAGGTGATCTTGGGAAAACTGGCAGCGTCGTCGAAGCCCAACTCGGTCACGACTTCTTCTGGCCCAATGCCGTAGTTGCCGAGTTCCTTGAAGTACTCGCGCAGAGCTTTCATGCCGCTTACGGGCACGGTCAAGCTGTAGACCTTTGTGGGGTCAGCAGCAGCCACAACAGCGAGGTGACGCTGGTCAGCGCACATCTTGGACTTGGCACCCGATGGCAGAATCTTGGAGCCCAGCACGTTGTTTGGGCAGTCAGCGCAACCTGTATGTACAGGAGCGTCAATGCTTGCATCGGGCTTGAGGCCATCGTTGGACCAGCAATCAGGGCGGACATTCTCTGCTGAGGCATCGAAGGCTTTGCCGTAGAACACTTTGGACACGCGGGGGTTGGCACCCACGATGATGGTGTCGAGCGTGACACCCACGGTGGTCTCAACGCCCTCTTCGTTCAGGCGATAGCGGCCAGCACGGATGCTGATGCGCGGGATGCTGATGCCGTCACTGACGATGGCCGAAGCTACGCTGGACTTGGTGCCTGCTTGTTGGCGGGCTGCGATACGCGCTGCGATGTGCGCTGGGACGTTTGCGATCATGTTACTCATTTGTTTACTCCTTGGATTGCGCTTTGCGCATATTGAACACTTTTGTCGATGAGAAATTTACCCCGGGTGGGGGTGCACCGTTAGCCTCGATGTAACTCTTGACTCCCGTCTTTGACGCACGGGACTCGACCATGTCCCAAGCATCGTGCTCTTTACAAAAGCTGAAGAACTCTTCACGAGAACCAACTGTTGCTGTGTGGTGGGTAGACCAGTAGGCCGTACCGTGAGGAGTCTTGACTGTCTCCAGTCCGTCCTCTTGCGCTTTGGCTGTCATCCAGTTTTCCAGCGCTATCAGTTTTTCAGTAAGTACAGCCTTGGCTGTTTTGTGTTCGCGCTCAAGGTCTTCGACCTCTTTGCGAACCTGCAGATACCGCTCTGCGGCAATGTCGTAGTTCATTCAGTTACCTCGTTTCTTACTCGTCACTGTTGATGCCTTGCACCAGTGTCAAAAATTCCGCAAGTGTGTTTTTCTTTGTGCGGAGCCTGCGGTACAGCTCTGCCTCAAAGCCGGTGGCCCAGATGTGCCACACAGTCGTTTTGCCAGTTGTTGTCAACCGACGAATCCTCGCATTGGCTTGCTCGTACTGCTCAAGTGAATAAATAGGTGCAAACCAAATGATGTCCTTGGATCGTGTCAGCGTCAAACCGTGCGCAGCAACCTTGGGGTGAGCCAACAAAATCTGCGGCTTGTCCGTGTGCTGGAAGTCGTTGAATATCTGATCACGATCCTTTTTGCTTGTGTCTCCGTTGACCATTGCAACATCGAAACCATCTGCGGTGAGCCTGCTCAACATGCGTTGCTGTGACGCTTTGAACGGCATGAAGATGATTGCTTTGTCGCCGATCTCCGTGAGTAATTCAGTGAGTGTATTGTACCTCTCTGAGTCATCCATGTCAATCACACCAGTCTCGCTGATGACTGAACCGCAGCATATTTGCAACAGCTTGGCCAGCACCACGGCTGCGTTGGGTGCAGTCACTTCGCCCGCTGAAAAAATTGTCACGGCCTTGTCCTTCATATCCTTGAAGGCTTTCTCTTGCTGCTTGGTCAACTCAGTTTTGCGGCCAACAAAGTTAGTCTGTGGCAAGTCCTTGCACTCATCCAGTGAGAACCTAATTGATGGCTGCAGAACCTTACGGCATGTCTCCAACGCGTCAGGTCGTGGCGTCCACTTGAACGTCGTGATTTTTTGCATCACCAAGTCTTTGAACGAGGTAAAGCTCTTCGGGCATTGCGGTGAATCAACAAGCCGTGCCAGCGTCCATGCGTCAGCGGGAGTTTGTGAGATGGGCGTACCCGTCAGCATCCACAGCCACGGCTGGTTCTTGGTCATCCACTTGGAGAACATCTTGTACCGTTGCGAGCTCGGTGACTTCAGTGCTGTCGCCTCGTCATAGATCACCACGTCGAAGCCAGTCAGCTCAGCTTGCATGTTAGTGAACCCGTCATGGTTGATGATGACGTACTGCACCCCGGGCGTAGCCAGCAGGTCGATGCGCTTTTGCTTTGTCCCCGTGCACACAACGAACGAACGGTGCGGCAAATGGTGCTTGAGCTCACGACCCCACACGACCTTGACCGTAGACAGCGGAGCGATGATGAGAACCTTGCGTGCAACGCCTTCTTCTAGCAAGAAGTCAGCAGCCCACAGCGCACTGATGGACTTGCCAGTACCCGGCGCGTTAAGGCACAGGGCGCGCTTGTGCATGGTCAAGAACGCTGCAGTTTCTTTCTGGTGCTCCATCGCTGCGAAGCGACCGGGCCAGTTGTAGTACTGCAAGATCGGTGCGGGCACACTGAAGCCGAGGTTCTTGAGCACCATCGACTCGTCAACACCGTAGGGCATGGCCAGCATGTCTTCGCCGTTGTGTCGCAACAGCTTGGCATGGGGGATGGCTCGCGCTACAGCTGCATTCTCGTTGCTGTTGATGATGATCTTGCGCTTGTCAGGTATTACGAGCATTGAGCGCCGCCCATCCTTTAAAAGTAGCCGCCCATTGGTCTACGTTGGTTTCTCTCACGATCCAGACTTCTCCGCCTGCTCGCGATACAGCCTCGATCTCGCGCTCTTGGTTCGCAGTAGTAGTGCCCTTGCCGAACTTTGTCTCCACAGCAAAGCCAAGACCATTGACGATGCCCACAAAGTCAGGGATACCAGAGCGACCAAAGCCATTGGCAGGAGGCATAAACCACCAGCAATCTGGTGTGCTCTTGAGTACGGCCTTAACCACCTTCTTGACATCTTCTTCTTTCTTCATCGTTTACCTTTCAATCTCGCGTCAGGGCAAAACCCCTTCGCTGGGCACCATGGGCACAGGCCCGATGGTTTTGTTTTAAACACGCCGAGGTCAATGACTTCCTGCACCATATCGAAGCGAGGCTCCAGTGCCCGCCACAGCGAGTCAAGGAACCTGCGCTCATACGTGGCGTTTGTCACCTCGTCGAACTTGAGCCAGATGAACGAGGTCTTCACCTTCGTCACCTTGGGGTAGTGCCAGAACACCATGGCCGCAAACAGCTGCAGCTGTGTGGGGTTCTCCTTGACCTTGCCCGTCTTGTAGTCGAGGCAGTACGCAGTGTCACCGTCAACAACCAGCACGTCAGCGATGGAGCGAATCCACACGTCTTTGGCAAACCAGTCAACAGGCTGCAGCTGACGATTGACTGCCATCTGATGCTCAAACAACTTCTCGCCAGAACGTGATGTGATCTTCTCAACCAATGCACCCCAACGCTCCAGTGACTGCTTGCCTTCCAGTGACAGCGTGCTCTCGTCAAGTGACCCATTGCCTTTGGCCTCCAACACCTTGTGCACCCTGTCTCCGTACTCTGACGCTTCGTTCATTGAGCTCTGTACACGCTTGGACACGTACAGGTAGTCGAACTGCGCGGGGCATTGCTCGAAGGTGGACAGTCGGCTGAACGACAAAGGCATCGGTGTGGTCATGTTTCTTCCAGAGTTGCTTTCGCAAGTTGCACGGTGAGCTGCTCAATCATGTCCAGAAGAATCCTGCGTCGGCTCGGCGATGGCTGTGCAAACTCCTCGGGCATAGTTACGTTGACTGCGATCATGCCGTCAGTACACTGAACGCCAAACCAGACTTTCGACTCGTACTTGTGCGCATCGTGATCCCACTGCACCTTTGCCCAGTGGGGCAAGCGGTCAGCAGCTTGGTAAGTTATTGCCATTATTTAGCCGACCCGTATGAGGGGCCGGTTCCGGTTTCACACGACACGGGAATGCTGCGGCACCACTTGGGTGTTAACGACAGGCACTCTTCCATGTACGCACGGGCTTCATCAAGTTCTTCATTCTTTACCACACAGACAGCCTCGTCATGGACGGACAGCTTCACTGGGTAGCGCTGATTGATACGTGCAGTTTGCCACATAACGATCTGCATTGCAGCATGTTGTGATAAATTTTCTACAACTTTCGCGCCGTGCAGGTTGATGCGCTGGCGACCCATGGTGTATGTCCAGTCCTTGCCGTCATAACTCAGCCCGTTGTACATCACCCCGGGCTCACCCGGGCGACCAAAGCCATCCCACTGTGTAATGAACCAGCCATTGACGTCCACGTTGACCATGCTGCAGCCGTTGGCGATATCGGGCAAGATGACCTTGTCACAACGCTTCCACAACTCCACCACCTTGTAGTGCACAGACCTGTACAGGTCCACGATCTTGTAGGCTCGGTCGAGGTCGATCAGCTCCACGCCGGGGTCAGTGCGCTTGGCCAGCCGCACCATCTCTTGGAACCGCGCAGCACCAGCACCGTACTGCAGGCCCAGCATGGCGGTCTTGCCGAGGAAGCGCTCAGCCTTGTCAGCCTTAGTGATCGTGCGCCCGAACAGTTTCGAGGCAAAGTCGCAGTACAAGTCCACGCCGTTCTTGAGCTTCTCGGTCACGTCATCCTGTCCAGCCAACGCCATCACCGTGCGCAGCTCGATGTTCGAGGAGTCACCCACCAGCACCGTGTACCCGGGCGGAGCCAGCAACGCGTCACGCAGGCCAGCAGACGGGCCACGCGCAGGGATGTTCTGCCAGTTGATACTGTTGCCGCCTGAGTAGCGTCCAGTGGTCTTAGCGCCCCAGAAGTTGAGGTACACAGGCAGTGGCCCACGCTCGGCAGTCTCCAAGAACTTCAGCGCACGTGTTTCAGCGATAGTCGTTTTGACTCCAAGGCGAGCCGCAACCAACGCCTGTACGTCCGCATCGTCGGACTCCATGAGATCGGTAAAGGCTTTGTCAGATTTTGCGAAGGCATAGGTTTCTTTATCAGGGTTGGCTTTGCTTTGCTTCATCGGCGGGGTCACACCCAGTGCCAGCAGAGCTTCTGCAAATTTGTCGTTGGACATGATGACTTCACGGTTGGTCTCGGCTGTCTTGAGCAGCGTCTCTTTGCGAATCACCTCGTCGTCATACAGCTGTTTCATCTTGGCTTTGTCGCCGATCAGCAATGGCTCTGTGAACATCCGCACAGTCATGTCGATCAGTCGTGCAGCCAATGGTGGTGTGAACGGGTCGAACTTCTTGCCCAGCTCTTTGCACAGCCACGTGTCGTGCTTGCAGTACTCAGCGTACTCCTCTAATTCCATGGGATTAAAGTCGGCGCGGCGCTTGCCCAACGCCTTGGTCACAGCCGTGCCCTTGTCCGGCAAGTTGTACTGCTTGACGAGGTTGGCCAGTGAGTGCGATGTCAGGAACGGCAGCAGCATGCGCCCTTGCCCGAGGGTGTCCATCCACAGCTTGGGCTTGATGCCGCAGCGTTGTGTCAGGATGAACCCATCGAACATGGTGTTGTGGCAGCGCACAGCGCTGTTGGCCCAGTCGAAGTTGCCGTGTAGCCAGCCAATAGTTTCCAGCTCAGTGCCAGAGAACCACACAGCATCCTCGTCGTTCTTGATGACAGACACCCCGATGATCTCAAACCGATCGTCGTTGATGTACGCATCCGTCTGCATCTTGCTGAGACTGAACTGCTGGTCGTAGTAGGTCTCTAGGTCAACGGTGAGGATGTCCATTACTTGCCCTCAAGCTCGATAAGCAGCTCAATGTAGTGCTTAGCTTTTTCCAAATCTTTGATGCCATTCTTCGCCCTCCAGCGTGATACGTACTTGATGACGTTGCCCTCAAAGTACCCGATGCCATTGGCGTGGATGTACTCAACGGGTTGAATGGCCAAGTCTTTGTAGTGGTTGCCCGCCACTTGCACGTCGAGGGCACTCATGCCGTTCGCGCCTTTGCTCAACATGCCCTGCATTACTTCTTCCTCTTCAGCAGTCCAGTCGGTCTTGGCCAAGTCAGGGAACATTTCAATTTGCTGCATCGTTTTCTCCTGTGTTGATGACGTGAAGTGTCATATGCGCTGTCGCATACATCTGCTCCATGGCCTGCCGCAATCGCAGGGCTTCATAGAACGCGTTGTTAAGCTGATGCCGCAGGTAGCGGTTCTCAGCTTTTGCCTGTTCGAGTTCGTAAGTCAGTTCGTCGTTCATCATTCTACGCTCCTGTCGAACGTCGGCAGTGGTGCCCAGTGAGTCCAGCCGTCAGCATCGCGCCAGCTACCAAGGACTGCAACGCCTAAGCGTTTGTCGATCAGCAGCATCTTCGCACTCAGCGGCGGTGAATGTTCTTTGGCATCAAGCCAGTGGTTGTTCACATCGACCACAGCAAAGCGGTCGTGGGTGAGTTTGTGCTCTGTCACTTGGTCTCCTCTATGCGTACTCTGACGCGGATTGGTTGCGCTGTTACGCCACTGATCTTCTCGACTCTCATGGCAACTGCGGAAGCGTCTACTTTCTTCGTGTACAGAAGCGGAACTCCGTCAAAGCTGCGGAAGTTGCGGCCTCTGAGCTTGATGGCCCATGCCTTAATGTCTTTCTTCATGACAGCGACTTCCATTTGCTCTTGGTCATTCTTCGTCCCTCGGTGTGCTTTTGCGCTCGCGCCAGATTGCATAGCCGCACAGCAAGCCGTGAAACCAAGCTACGCCGATCATCAGCCATGTTTCGGGGTCAATTTCTCTCATGTGTTCCCCCTTACTCGGATGGCGGTGGCAATACTTTCAGCGGTATCGCTGCTACATACGTCATATTTAACATCGTAGTCATCACACACCTTTGCACAAGCCTCTCTTTCGGCCTTAACAGCAGCGTTCCAAACACCAATTGCTAGTGCGGTGTAAGCATTTGCAGGGCCTTGAGCGCACAAGTCCATGTCGAGGTGAACGAGGTTAAGGTCTTTGTCTACACGCGCCCATTCTGAGCCGGGTTCAGCGTAATCCCACACAACCTTGTCATTACCTTCTTCGTCTTTCACGGTTTCCATTTTGATGGTTCCTTCAAACGGATAAGTCATGTCTTCCCCCTTGCTCGGATGGCGGCGGCAATTTCTTTGCCATGTTTGTACCAATCAGGGCCGCCAGCAAAAACATTTAGGGCAGGGTGTACGCCAAGCGTTTCTGCTTTCTTTGCACACGCCTCACGCTCTAGTTTCATTACCCACTCCAGCTTTTCATCTTCTCCAAGATGCTGCCAAGTGTTCATGTAATCTGCTTGAGCGTTCCAAGCAGCAATAATTTGTTCAGTTGTCATGTGTTTTTCTCCTTGAGTTTGGCTTCGATGGCGTGATAAAACTCGGTGGCATCTTCAGTGTTTGCAAAACAATCCGCCTGTTCTAGCACCGTCAGCCCAACCCATTGCCGCTGTGCTGCGGGTTGGGTGGTGTCCTCAATCGCGTCATACGCCATTGATCGGATTTCCCACAAAGCATCAGGCACGGCTGGCCCTGTCGATTTGTCGTGGGCGTAGTCGCCAATTGATTCAAGGGCACGATTCAGCCGACTTATCAAGTTCCACGCATCCCAATCTGGCACAGGTGCTGCAAGGGCTTGCTTGATGGCGGTGATGGCTTCTTTTCCAACGCCCTCAGTGTTCCCACCACAGTTAATCAACAACGCCTCCAATGCGAGCTTCAATGCTTCGTCTTTCATTTGATGATCCTCAGAAAAGCACCGCATCGGGCGCACTTGTAAATAGGCTGGCCCTCAACAGGCTCCCACATATGCTGTTTGCAGTCGGTCATGTCTTCTCCAACTTCCAAGCTACAGCCATTTGTCTTAGGCAGTTGTCCCATGTGTCCGCGTCAAACGGTAAGCTGGCTTTGGGGTTGTTGGGAATACCCCAGTACTTGGTCTTTCCATTGGGTAGAACAAAGCTGCCCCGAACAATGTAGCAGCCCGGACCCATATAGAAGTTGTCCGGTAACTGCTCTATGTCTATGGGTTCATTTAGTACAAAGCCTTCTTCAATAAGTGTGTTGTACCGGCTCGAACCTACACAATGACGGTTCCAGTTTTCTACAATGTCTTTGTAAGTCATGTCTTCTCCAATATAGGTGTCATCTTCTTCAGGCGGAACTCTTCGCGGACAAGCGCAATGGCTTCGTCCATATCTCTCAGAGTCACCACCTCCATCTGTGCATCGTGCAGCTCCATGAACTCGTTGAGCGCAGTCATCTCAGCGGCCTTCAAAATGAACCGACCAGACTCAGCGCCTCGCTTTCCCACAGCACGCAAAGCCATCAGCCCTTGCTTGACCACATCGCTGTAGTCTTTGCCAAAGCCCATACGCAAAAAGGCTTCTGTGATGTTGCCCATGGCAATCAGTGTGTCTATGTCAGCGCGTGTTGCCCTACCCTTGGTCAGTGAGTCCAGTGCTGCATGGTTCTTG